ACACGGGCGGCGGTGTTCGCTCCTGCGGCGGTTTCGTTGGTGATGGTTGCGGCACTCGTCTGCAACTGGGTTCTCGTTTGTACGCTCATGCGAAGGATTGGTCAAAGGTGGAATCAAACACTCGTTCATCGGATGCCCCGAAGACGGTGTACTGGATGGAATTGGCGAAGGTGTTGAAGGTCAGCGATACTACTTGTACATACGCCAAGCCCGTTTCAACCACCGCAACGGCTGCACCAACCGTGCTACTGGTATCGTAAACTTCATAACGATACGACCCCGTTTCAAGAGAGCCGACAACGATGGAAAACTTGTCATAGCGGTTCGTGTAGGAAGAAAGGTTGGCCGTCTTGAGGATTGTGAAGTCGGTGGTCAGGTTCTTGGCGATGTTGGTCAGCCGCAGGATGTAACGGTCCCCCGTAGAGGCCCGCTGCGTCCAAGTGACGACGATAGTATTGGTAGAATTGGGAGATAGGTAAATCACGCTATCCTTAAATGTAGGATGCGCCCGAATTTCACAATTTGCGCCCGATGCTTCGGTAGAGTTCGGCCCTCCGCTCGGCGGTCTTGGTTATGTCAAAGCGTTCCCTCACATCCTTGGACAACTGCATGGCCAGTCCCTTGGCGTAGTCGGGTTCGTTCACAAACTTGCGGACGGCCTTGTACCATGCGTCTTTCTTGCCGTAGGGTATCAGCAGACCGTTGTGGCCGTGGACGATTATGTCGGTGTAGGGGATGGTTTCCGAGGCGATGATAGCCTTGCCCATCCATCCCGCTTCCACGACTTTCAACTCCGATTTGAGGCGGTTGAACTTGGTATCTCGGAGCGGGGCGATAGTTGCGTTGATGAAGTTGTACCCCCCGACATAGGAGTAAATGTCAGCGGCTTGGATGCGTCCGTAATTCTTGTTCAGCCCCTTGCAGGATAGCATCCGCTCGTAGTCATCGTAAACGGCGTTCCCATCGTTCCACCCGCCAAGGTAGATTTTGTATCGGCCATCCAGCGACTTGTCGTGGGCCAGCAGGGAAAACGAATGCTCCACGAGTGCAATGTCCTCTTGGTGCTGCGCCCCTCCGAACCAGCCGATTTTGAACAGGTGCGGTTCGGGTTCGGCGTTCGTGTCGGGCAAGTACTGCTGATAGGCTTCGTAGGGTTCGTTTGGGAGGATGGTCACGGCTTTGTTCAGCAGGCGAATCTTTTGGGCGAGGTGTTCCGTGGTCGTGGTCACATGGTCGGCCAAGCGGATGTGTTCTCGGATTTGCTCGTCAAGTTTGGTGGACAGGTAGTGCCGATACATGATGTGTCCCGATTCCAGCACCCAGTAGTCGTCAAGGTCCAAGATTACCTTCGCCCCAAACGCCGTTAGAGCCTCGTAAACCTTCCGAATTTGGTCCAAGGTACCTTGACACCACAAGCGATTAAATAACCACACATCGACCGTCTTTAGGTCTTCATCCTTGACATTGGCGATGTTGTCCACGCAGACATAGTCGAACTCCGTGTAGTTGTCACCGAGGTAGGCGTTTGGCATCTCCAAGCGGTAGAAAGAACACCCCGTCGGGTGGGCGTTGTAAACGATGCAAATTCTCATGCCCAAAGGTACAAAAAAAGGGCCACCCCTTGCGAGATGGCCCAGACCACTAAACCATTGCGGGCGTATGAGAACCCGCAGGTCAAAGATAGTTACGAACCGCTGATTTGTGCCGAGGCCACCGTGAATTGCGTTGACAAAACATTCAGCATCGGATTGGGTTCCATGCCCGATAGCGTCAACTCGTAGCCGCTCCTGTCGCCAAATGCAGTACCCGTTCCAGCGGTTCCAGCAGACACTTCCAAACCATTCCCAGCACCGAGGAACCAGTAGCGGTCGTTGTTGTCTTGGACGATTGCGTACACCCGATTTTGGGCCAACAGGCGCAACTCATTGCGGACGGTGGTCTGCAACTTGTTGATGGTGAAGGTCAGTTCGGGCGTGTAGAAAAGCGTTCCATTCTCAACCGACGCATTCAGCGTTTCGGTCATGCTGGAGGTGGCTTTCGTCAAGTCGTATTCAAACCAAGTACCTGCGAGGGTTCCCGACACGGAGCCAGTCGTATTGGCGACCGTTCCCGTTGGGTTGAAGGCTTGGACAAAAATAGTTTTGATACCGCCAACGCTGTTGCGGCATCCGAGGGCGTAGCCCGTAGTGAGAGAACAAGACATAGTGTATATTTATTTTGTGAGTTGCAAGAATAAAAAGCGGGGGGAAGTTTCCCTCCCCCCTTACACTTAGGCCAATCTCCAGTCAACAACGAGGTCTGGATACGCTACGTTCACTCCAATTTTTAGGGCACACTGAAAGCGTACTTCGTCGTTATCGCGTGACCAAAACAGCTCAAAACGCTCCTCGTCCGACAGCAAATCGGTTCCGTAGAAAAAATTACCTAAGTAACTGCAAACCAAGCGGTTATACCCAAGCAAACCTGGGACTGCAACTACACGGACATTTGTACCAGGGTAGATGATGTCACCATCGGCCAACCCTTGCAGGTCAACTTGGTTATACATGACGCTGGCTGTTGACTTGAACGCTCCAATCAAGGTGCGGAAAGTGTCCCATCCGCAGAAGATAACCAAATCATTCTTGGTGAGGATGGCCTGCGGGATGCGGTTGTAGATGTTATCAAAGATGCTGATAACATTGTTTGTGGTGATACCAACCGAGGCAGACACGGCAGCGGTGTTACCCGATACGGTAGAACCCGATGCAGCGTTGAGGATAGTCAGCAAACCAGTCACCAAGGTAGAACCCGACCAAATGGCGTTCTCCAACGCTTCAGCGATGCGGAGGGCTTTCTGCTCGGCGAATGCCTGCTCGAATGGAACGCCGTCGTAGGTTGAACCAGCGGTCAACTGCGACTGCATCCAGTACTGCTCCAAGGAACGAGGGCAAAGAGCCTCTTGGATTTTCAAGGGAGCAACGGTGATGGTACGCTGCGTGAAAGTGGTTGTACCTGATGCAGCACCTGCGACATTCCAACCGCAAGCCGTTCCTGTTTGGAAGGCCGCATCGGTGTCCATAAGGTTGAGGGTAGCAGCCGACTTGATGCCCACTTGCTTGGTGAACAAGGAAGCGGTGCGGGCGGAGAATACCGCCTTGGTGATGAGGGGGAGCCGCTGCTGCTCGGTGTAAGTAGTCAGCGGGGAAACGAATGAATAACTCATAGTTTTGTTTTAAGGGGGTTAAGGTTATTTAGATTTTTTGAGGTTTTGAATTGCTTCGGCAAGGGCGTTGAAGTTCTGCGTTGCGGCGGCCTTGCGTTGCTCCACAATAGCAGAGGCGGTTGGCTTGGGGGCTTCGGAGGGAAGTTCGGCGACCTTTTCTACGATGTCGGTCATGGTTTCCATTTGGCTGGCAAATGCGGCCATCTTATCCTTCATCTTGCCCATCTCGGTATAGGCGGCTTTGAGTTCCTCCATGATGCTGACGAGGTGCTTCTTGACGATTTCTTCCACCATGGCGGGATCCACCATTGGATAACCTTCGGCGATTTCACTCACCACTTCACCCGCAACTTCGGGGGTTATCTCTGCGGCAACGGCGACTTCTTCGGCAGGTGCTGGGGCTTCGGCCACGACGACTTCGGTGATTTTGCCACCTTCGGTTTTGATGACACCAACGCCTTCCACTTGATGCTCGCCATCAGGAGCGGGCAGTGTTTCGTCTTCGGTGATGACATACACGGCGGTACCTGCAACGAGGTCGCCGTCCACACGGACAACAGTACCATCCACCAACTTGTAGTCGGCAAAGGCTTGCTTTTGGGTTGTGAACTTCCGCAACTCGGTGCGGAGGGTATCAATGGCTGATTTTAGGTTCATAGATTAAAGGGATTTGTAGGTTGGGTTGATATGTTGCAAAAAGTTCGTCAAATCGTCTGCGAGGCCCGCAAGTGCGACCTCCAGTTCGGTTCCTGTATTTTTCATCCCGAAGAGGCCCTCCACGGAGAAACCCTTGAAGGCATGGCGGTTCTCCCACACCTCGTCGTTCTCGACCTTGAAGGACCCGAACCAAGAGCCGTCGGGGGTGTCCTCGTAGCCTTTGGGGGCAAGGATTCCCCGCTCGGTGTCGGTGATGTAGGATTCAAACATGAAGACCCCATCCAGTTCGGCGTTGTGGTAGGCGTTCACATTGTGCTGGTTCCCTTGCTTGAAGTACTTCTGCACGATTTTGCGGATGGTCGCTTTGTCAAACACGACATAGTACTCCCCGTAGGTGTCGTCCTTGCGGTAGATGGGAGTGTCGGCAAGCATGAGCGGCCCAGTCAGCACCCTGCGTTCTCCCGTTTCAGCAAATCTTTGCGGGGTCTTGGCGAAGGCTTGGAAGGGTTTCTCAATCGCAGGCATATCAACGAGGGCTACAAACTGCACGCCTTCGTCCACTTCGTCCACGGTCATTCGGTACACGGGAAGTTCCATGGTGGGATATGTAGCGGTTAGCCTAATGTTGCAAATTCGGACAAGCGGCGCACCCTGCTCGTCGTCTGCTGGATGTCACGCTCCACGACATAGGCCCGCATGGGTTGCATCCCTTGGCCTTGGCCGTTCATTGCAGCCCCATCCGTTCCGAGCATCGTGGTTTGGGGGTTGGAGAAAGTCGCTGGTGGAGTTGTTGATGTCGCCCCTCCTGATGGCGGTGGGGTTGTGGATGAGGTGCTTGAGAACTGCGTCTTGGATATTGCCGCAACCCTTGCAAGACCTTGAGCGATTGCAATACCAGCAGCAACGGCGGCACGGACGGGGGCCGATGGGTCGGGAATAGTCATCTGCGACTTATATGCTCCCTGTGCCGCTGCGTA